AAAAATACCTAAATTTGTCTCTATTAATAAGTCAATGTTTTTTGACGAAATTTTAAAAGCGACAAATGACTTTGCGCTAACAAAAAAAGTTATAAATTCAATAAATTTCAAAAACATGGAAACTAATAAAAAAAGTGTGAATTTGGATGAACTTGTAAAAGCGTTAACAGACATTGGCGTTGAAGTAGATCCTACGATATTAAAAGGCGAAAATACAGAAAAAACAAAAGAACAAATTGAAACTGAAGCAAAAGCTGAAGAAACAGCTAAAACTAAAGAAGCTGATGACTTAAAAAAGGCACAGGATGCTGAAGCTTTGAAAAAAGGCGAAGATAAAGATGCTGATGACAAGGATAAAGACAAAAAAGATGATGAAATTGAAAAGAATACCTTGTTAAAGAAATCTGATGACAAAGATGCTGATGATAAAAATAAGGAACCTAAGGATAAATCTGAAAAGAAAAAGAAGAAAAAAGAAATGAAAGAACTCGAAAAGAGTTTGAAAAATGAAATAGGTTCTATGAGTGGCGAAATAAATAAAGGGATTACTGGAGTAGTTTCTTTGTTTAAATCTTTTGCTGAATCTATTGATGGTAGGTTAACTGCTATTGAAAATCAAACACCTGGAAGAAAATCTATGCCAACAACTAAGGCAATTGAAAAATCTTTTGGAGGTGAAGCAGATGATAAAATTAAGAATGGTAAAACAGAACTTTCAATTTCAAGAGACAAACAAAAGATAAGTGATACTTTATTGGCAAAATCTGGGATATTAAAAGGGGAAGCTAATAAATTATACTGTGATGGCGTCCAGGAATTTGAAGCTGCTGGTTATTTGTCAAAAGCAGTTATTACCGATTTATACACGAATGAAAATATTTTAATCACTCAGTAAGTAGGGATTAATTTTCTAAATTAATAATCGTACTTTTTTAATCGGAACAAATTTTTACATAAATGCTTTTAAACAATTTGGGCGTAAGTCTAAAAGACTATGGCGCAGGAAATTATGACGGACAAGCATTATTTGATAGTAGTTCACCAGAAGAATTATCAGAATTATCAAAAGCCCTAGAAGCAGGTTCTATTACCGGTAGAGATACCGCAAATTTAACCACAGCATCAGGTGCTCCTTTAAAAGTTGAATCGCTAGAAAACACCTTAGCAGTTATAACCTATAAAGAATCTGATATTCAATTCTGGAAAAGAATACCTAAAGAAGCTGCATACAATACAGTTGAAGAATTCAATCAGTTATCATCTTATGGTTCAGAAGCCGGTGCTTTTACCAATGAAGGTGAATTACCTAATGAAGAAGATTCAATTTATATTCGTAGGGCAGAAATTGTTAAATTCTTAGGAGTAACTGGAATTGTTTCCCATCCTATGCAATTAGTGAGAACAAATATTGGTTCATTAATTCAACAGGAAGTAAAAAACAAAACTTTATTCTTATTAAGAAAAGCTGACCGTGCATTGGCTTTTGGTGACTCTGCAATAGTGCCACAAGAATTTAATGGACTTTATGCACAACAGAGAAATGCATTTACAACCCTTGCTGAATATATGGCATCAAACAGTGTAATTGATTTACGTGGTAAATCATTACGTGAAGCTAATATTGAAGAAGGTGCTTTGAATGTGATTTCAAACTTTGGCCATGCAGATTTGTTAATGGCTCCTCCTGTTGTTTTATCTGACTTTGTTAAGAACTTCCATGCTTACAAAATGATCCAACCAAATACCCCTGCTTTAACAGCCGGTGTAATGGGTCAAAGAGTTCAAAAGTTCCAATCACAATACGGTGAAATTGACCTTGGATATGATATTTTCTTAGGAACAAATGCACCTAGAAAAACAACCGATCCCGCAATTCATGCACAAGCTCCTGCACAAGTAGTTTCTGTTGCTACAACTAGCCCTGCTGATCCATTATCTTTATTTACCGGTGCTCAAGCTGGTGATTATTTTTATGCTGTTGCAGCTAAAAATAGATTTGGTGAATCTCAACTTACTGCAATGAATGCTGGCGCATTAGTTACGGTTGCTGATGGAGATAGAGTTGATTTGCAATTTACTTCTGGCGGTGGTACTTATGCTGCAACTGGGTATGTTATCTATCGTTCTGCTATTAATCCTGCTACTACTTTAGCAACTACTCCTCTTTATCCTATTTTTGAAGTATCAACAGCTCAATTAGCAACCGGATATGATGGTGCTGCTGGAGCTGGTATTATAGGTGATAGAAACAGATTTTTACCTGCTTGTAGTCAAGCTATTTTAATTCAAGGGGATGATGAAGTTTATAAATTTAAACAACTTGCTCCTTTGATGAAAATGGATTTAGCTACTCTTTCTCCTGCAACAAGATTTATGATCTTGTGTTACGGAACTCCTATATTGAAAGCACCTAAGAAAATGGTTCGCTATATCAATGTTGGACGTGATATAACCTAAAATCATTTTTTGAAAAATTAGGCGAAAGTCCATAACTAGCTTATGGACTTTTTTATTATCTTTATATTTTAATAATTTAAACTTAAACTTATCAAAAATGAAAATTGTAACTACAAAACAACACAGAAGAAATCAAATAGTAACAATTAACGGTGTTACCGTTAAATTTGATGGAGATATTAAAGCGGAAGTTACCGAGAAAGAATTCGAATCTATTATCTTAAAGGATGATTCCATTAGTAAAATTGTAGATTTGCCTTTGAAACCCTTAAAAACTGTTGATGATAAATCAAAAGTGGAAGATTTATCTGAAGGTAAAAAAGCAGATGAAGGAAAACCCGATGAAAAACAAGAAGTAACAGACCCTAATCATTCAGGTAATACAGAAGCCATAAATGCAAATACTGATACCAAAACTAAAACTTTTGCTGAAGAACTTTCAGAAATGAAAATGGGTGAACTGAAAGAATTAGCCAAAGAAGCAAAACTTCCTGAAGCAGAATGGAAGGGCACTAAAAAGAAAGATGATTTAATAACTTATCTCTTATCTAAAATAAAAGAATAATAACAATGGGAAATTTAACATTTACCACTAAATTTATTAAGAATGATGGGCTTGTTATGAGTCCAAAAGAATTAATTGAGATGTACTTCTTTGGAATAAAGATGGTCGATACATCTGGAAATGTTATTTCCCAACAGGTTATTAAAAACTTTATCAGGTCCTCCCAAGAGGAAGTTGAAAAATGGTTAAACATTAAAATCCAAAGGCAAATCATAAGAGAGAAAAAAGACTTTTATAGAAATGATTGGTATGCCTTTGGGTATTTAAGAACAACCTATCCTGTAGTTTCTGCATCAAAATTGGATGGATACATTGGAGAAACAAAACAAATATCATATCCAAAAGAATGGTTAAGTGTAAGAACTACAAATGATGGAGAATTATATCACAGGCACATTTATCTTGTTCCTTCTACAAATTCACCGACAAATCATATGGTAGTATTTACCGGGATTACACCTCACATTGCATTAACATTTTCACAAATGGTCCCTAATTATTGGGACATTGAATATGTAACAGGTTTTTGTACTGTCCCTCCCGATTTATATAATTTCATTGGAATGTTAGCTGCAATTAACATATTTTATCTCATGGGGGATATTATACTTGGCAAACCAGGTATTGCAAGTCAATCTATAGGTATAGATGGTTTAAGTCAGTCAAATTCTGCACATAGTTTAGGTTATGGAAACAGGATAAAAGGTTACCTTCAATTGATGAATGGTGATGGTGGTAAGGGTGGAATGAAAGAAAAATTATACAATTATTACAAAGGATTTACTGTAAGTTGTTTTTAATATATGGCAATTATAAAATTACAACAAGCTCCAAGTGGTTCAAATGCTCCTCAAACTTATTTTGATAAAAATGATTTTGATGAAACAATTTGGAAACATGGATATAATGTAATTATTGAAAAAGCGTTAAAATGTCCATGTAAAAGCACCGGAAGTGATAATTTAAGCAATTGTAAAAATTGCGGAGGTACGGGGTGGATTTTCATAAATCCAATTCAAACAAAAGCCGTTTTAAGATCCCAAAATCTGACAACCAAATTTAAAGATTGGTCAGAAATAAATATTGGCAATGTAAATATAACAGTTAGGGATATAGATAAGCTTGCATTTATGGATAGATTAACCGTATTAGATGGAGAATCCATTCATACGCAAAATGCAACTTTAAGAATGTATGAAGGTGTTTTATTTGCCTTTTTAGATTACGATCCTAAATGTGTTTCTGTTGTATTTTTATTTAAGGACCCAAAAGAAAAACTTATCCATCTTAATAAAACAGTAGACTATACAATAATTGATTCAAAAATAATACTCGATACTAAATTTATAAAAAAGGGGCAACCAATGTACAATGACATGACTATATCGTTACGGTACATTCATGCTCCACAATATCATGTTATTGATATTATGAGAGATGTAATAGTTTCTCCAACGGCTGAGTCCTTTGGAAATCAAATAACACAAATGCCAATTTCAGCTCAAGGAAGAAGAGCACATTATGTTTTAAACAGACAAAACTTTGAAGGTAATTTAATATTAGATAATTCCTATCAAAAATTATGTGTGGAAGATGAATGTGATCAATGTAAATGTCTTAATAATAACCTATGAGTAATTTAGTTCCTATATCAATAGATTTATCTGAATTACAAAATGAATTTGGATTATTACAGTACCAGGTTGATTCATTGGGAGGCGTACTTGTTAGTGCTATAACTGATAGGGTATTTAATAACTGGAGAGTTGCAGCAATGCATGGTTTAAGTTCTACTAAGAAGGCATATATAAACGGATTAAATATAGGTATTGTAAATCCTACTCATAAATATATTGTATTAATTGGTTCTTTGCCTAATATGATTGAAGAGGGTGCAGGAGCTTTTGATATGAAACCAAAAATGCTTGCATCCCCAAAGGTAAAAGTAACAGCAAATGGTATTAGGTTTATAACAATTCCTTTTAGGTGGGCAACTGCTGGCTCAATAGGTGAATCAGAAGTGTTTTCAAATGTAATGCCAAAAGAAATTAATGAGATTGTTAAAAAGTTATTGCCAACAAAAACTTCCATATCTGGAAATAAAATAAATGGTGAAGGTTTAAAGTTTAGTAATATCCCAAAACAATATCAAATTCCCAAAACAAGGGCTGCATTTTCGGATATTAAAACAATGACAACCTACCCGGAGTACACCCATCAAAATCCATTAACAGAAGGCATGGTTAGAACCGAAAAAACATATGAAAAAGCAACAAGTGGAACTTACATAACATTTAGGCGAATTTCTGAAAATTCGTCGCCTATGTCATGGATACATAAGGGAATTGCGGCTCATAATTTTGCTAAACAAGCTGTTGATAATACTGATGTTGATGGCATTACCGACCGTGGCGTAGATAATTTTTTACAACAAATGGGCTTTTAATATGATAATGATTCCCGAAATAATAATCGCGAACTTGGTTGAAACAGTTTTGAAGGTAATTGAGACTGATTTTAATGACCATGTTGAAGAAAAAGATACATTATTATATTATATCCTTGGAGACAATCAATATAAAAAGTTTTATTTCTTCGAACAGGCAAAAGATATTTTTTTACGTGAATATAACCATCCGAGAAAAATAGAAGTAAGGATGTTATTTGATGCACAAAGAGCTAGTTTGCCTACCATACATATTACCATGCCACAAGAAAACAATGACAGTGATGGCATAGGAGTTGATGAAGGTTATGAAGATAATATCTTAAATACCGACAAAACAACATTTCATAAAACATATACAAGGGCTTTTGGTGTTCAATACAATATAATTATAACAAGCGATAATTCATTAGAAGTTTTATTAATATATCATTTATTAAAAGCTATGTTAATATCCATTTTTGATCATATGGAATTAAGTGGTATCAGAAACCCTAAACTATCTGGTCAGGATTTACAAATGAATAGCGATATTGTCCCTGTAAATGTTTTTGTAAGAGGTGTAGGAATAAACTTTATGTATGAAGAAAGCATTCCGGCATTTCAAGAAGAACAAATAATTAAATCGTTTACTGCATCTTATACAATAAATGAAACAATTCAAGGTAGTAATACATTATAATATATAATTCAATTACTTTGAAATTATTATAAAGAAAATTAAAATAATTTAATTAAATTTGTAACTATTATGAATATAGAACAATTTACTCAAAGAAATGGGTCAACACAAAGAGATGCTTTTGCAGCTTGTAAAATGTACAAGGGGCAAGACAGATCTTCTGGAGAATGGAATGAAATATTGAAAAAAGATTTCACATTCAATTCTCCAAATGCATCTTTATATATTCCTATTCCTATTGAAAAAGAAATTGAAAAAACAAAAATTGAAGAAAGTATAATTGAGCCTGAAAAGACTACTGAAAAAGTTAAATTAGTAAAAAAATCACAAACTAAAAAAACATAACAATGAGTACAGTAGTTAACTTTAATGGCAAAAACATAGTTGAACCAGGTGTATATGCTCAAACAAAAGCCAATGTAAATATTAATCCAGTGCCTTTTTCTACAGGCAATGTTTTAATTATTGATGATGGATCTGGTGTTGATTTTGGTGGTGGTTCAGGTATAAATGGAGAATTGGCTTCTGGCCTAAATTCAGCTTATACTTTTAATTCATTAATTGATTTTAGAAGTTTCGTAAGAGGAGGTAAATTATGGGATTTAGCAGAATATTTATTTATTCCTGAAAATGGTGTTGCCGGTGCTCCTCAAGTTTCAATAATAAAAGCTGCAACAACTACCCCTTCAACAATTACATATGATTTCACCGCAGGTGCAAATGGTGGTACCTTGGTGATTGATATGAAAAATGAAGGACTTGAAGGTAAAACAGCAGATGATGATGAATCAATTAGTTCTTCCGTTGCATCAGATACAAAAGTAAGAATCGGTTGGGGATCATTAATGAAAGCAGGAGTAATTGACAATACAAAATATTTTATTGAATTTTACGAAGGAACATTCAAGGGTCTTGATGCAGATGGAGATCCTTATGATGGATTAGATATTTTAAGTTGCGAACCTATAATCATTGCAAAATCACCTGAATTTGATAATTTAAATGATTTGATTACCTGGATAAATACAGATACTTCATTTAATGCAAGATTCAAGAAAAATGCTTCAACAACTGTTGTTGGAACAGGTGTTTTGGTTGCTGGTGATTATACTGTAAACAATACCTTGAAATTAGCAACCGGTGGAACTACTGTTTATGGGTCAACTGATTTTGATGAAGTATTATCAAAAATAGGTGAATTAGATTATACTTTTGTTTTATGTTTAAATAGCGGAGCAACTGCCCAAGGTTCGAGTAATACAAAAACATTATATCATATAACACAGGAAGCTGAATTTAGAAAATTCATGTTTGTCGGTGGTGGTGATGATAGCACTGCATTTACCGGGACCAATGGTTCTATTGAAACAGCACAGTATTTTAATTCAGCTTATGCTATTGTTTGTCATTCTGGATTTAGTATTGATGTACAATTTTCTGCTAATGAAAAATTAAAATCTTCATTGTATCATGCAGCAGCAGTTTGCGGAAGATTTGCTGGTTTAGCACCTCAAACATCAGGAACTTACAAATCATTACGTATTAAAAAATGGAGACATATTCTTACTCCTACACAACGTGTAACTGCATTACAAGCAGGTGTATTACATAACAGGTATGTTGACAATATAGGTTATGTTATAAACCAGGCAATAAATACTATTCAGAAAAATACACAAATGATCAATCCTGATGCAACTTCAAATGAAATATCTATCATGAGAATTGCAGAACAGTTGAATAAAGAACTTGTATTAAATATGAGACCTATATTTGTAGGTCAAAATTTGAATACAGCTTCTCCTGCTGACGTAAAAGCATTTATTGAAGGTTATTTAACACAAAGAACCGCAAACAAAATAAATGATAATTACATTATAAGATTTAGTAATGTTTCTGTTGTTCAAGTTCAGGATTATTACAATTGTACTTACAATTTTGTTGCAAATAGCCCGTTAAACAAAATCTTCATTGTTGGGTTTATTTTAGATGCGGGACTTTCTGCATAATTTTAAAACAGCTTAATTAATTTAATAATAATACAAAACATAATAATATGGCAACTAAATCTCGCGTAATTACGGCCCCCATTGCGATTATAAAGGTACAAGGCGTAGCAGTAGGTAAGATGAAATCAGTCAGAATACAAGAAACTATTCGTAGGGGTAGAGTATCTGGCCTAGGTGCATTGACACCTGATGAATTACCTGCACTTGAATGGTCAGGAACTTTATCGTGCGGATTTTATAATATCACATTTGATAAATCTCAGTTGCCCAAGGCAATTGTTAGAACTGTAAATACGGTTGATGAATTTGTAGATACAGTTTTACTTCAGGAAGAAGGCGTACAAGTTGATATTATGAGAAAAGTTCGTGCTTCTGCTCCTGATCCTAATACGGGAATAATCCCTTCAAAATTAGAAATGTTTGCATCTATTAAAGGATGCTTTTTAACAAGAGAAGGATTTGAGATTCAGGAAGGTCAAATATCAGGAAAAGATGCTGATTTTGATTACAAAACTCCTATTATTTTTGCATTGTAAAAAAGTTTAATAATTAATTAAAATTTATAATTGATGGAAAAATCAAAAAAAATTTCAATTTCGGGCAAAGATTATATTGTTAATTTTCCTAGTGTTGGGCAAATATTAGATATAGAATCTTTGAAGTCTGCATTAACGAATGGACAATATGGTGATTTTGTAAATATGGGGACAAAAACGGCTACCGATGCTTTAGATTTAGTGGATGCATTTTCTGTATTCTCGATATTAATTCCAGAATTAAAGGATGAATTAAATGTGAAAACGTTTATAGAAATGGACCCATTTATTGCTAAAAAATATGTGAATGCATATAAAAAACATTTTTTCCCTTGGTTTAAAGAAATTAATGAAGAACTAAGAAAATTTGGCAATGAGGACGAATAACATAAAAAAAAAAGTTTAAAGGATGAGATAAAAGAATTTGTACTTCATTGGAACGAATTATATCCATTTGATTATTTTTATCGTAAAAAATACAATATTCCTTTTGGTAGTCCTGAACATAGGGCTACCAATTTTATTTTTATGGTTGCAGATTTGCATGAAGAAGATATGTTTCGGGAATATAAAGATAATTTGATAGCAAAAGAAGAAGGAGGGATGGAATCAACAGGATTAAAGATGTCTAAAAAAGAAATGGATTTTGAGTATGATAATTTAGATTTGAATGAATTTAATGATAAAAAGTAAAGTAAATGGCTAAAGAAGTAAGAATTGATATTAGTGCAAATGCCAATAATGTAAATAATACATTAAGGGAAGTTGAGACAAATGTTGACCGTGTTAATAGCAAGGTTAATACTGTTAATCAAACTAATGTCACTGGAACATCTAAAAATTTACCGGCAAATCAAAATTTAGATATTCAGAATCAAATATTATATTACAGACAACAACAGGAACAAAAAGAAAGGCAAATAAAATTACAATATTCTGAATTACGTAAAGTAAACGAAGAAGAATTTAAAAAAACTACCCGTAATTTTACAACTAAAAAATTGCCAGAAGATAGATATAATAAAAGTAAAGAGCAATTTAATAAAACACAAATAGAATCTTATACCGCAGAAAGAGATGAAAAACTAACAGAACAACAGAAAACAAATCAATTAATTGAAGAATTAATAACAAGGCAGGATAAAAATTCTCAAAGTCAAATAGAAGTATCTCAAAGAGACAATACGGAATCAGAAGGCGGAGCTAAAGGTATTTTAAGAGGCTTGTTTGATAAGCGTTCTGATTTGATGGCAAAAAGACTAGATGCTACTTCTGATGATGAATTAAGGAGATTAAACAAACAACTTGACAAAACCAATAGAGATATTCAAAGAAGGGGTGGCGGAAATGGGGCTGCTGATATTGTTGCAGAAGGAGGTGAATTAGTTGGAAGTGTTGCATCTGGAAGTCAGGGTTCTATAATGGGTGCCGGCATGGGATTATTATCAAAAGCCGGTCCTTGGGGAATAGCTGCTGCTGCCATTATAGCTGCCGGCACTGGAATAACAAATTCAGCCAATACCAGAGATAAAGAAATTTCAAACTTAATATCATATAGATCTTTAGGCGGAAGGGATGCAATAAATAAATCTGTAATGGAAACAGATTATTCAAAATATGGTGCATCAAATGACGAATTTATCAATAAAAGAAAAGAGCTTTTGCTTGCTGCCGGAAATCCCTATGCAGGAGGAACTAAAAATTATCAGGATGTAATGAACCTCGAAAGAGGTTATGGAGTTACCAGTGTTGCAGGATTGTCAACAAATGAAAGACAGGATAAATATTTAAAGTCTACTTCTGAAAACATTATCGAAATGATAAATGTTTTAACAAGCATAAAAAATGGTTCTTTGAAAAAAGAAGATTTTACCTTGTTAAACGAGAAATCACAATTAATGTATCGTTTGCAAACTAGCCAGGTTACAAGACAGGAACAGTTTGACAATAAACAAATACTTGGATTAATGACTGCATTTGAAAAAATGGGAGGTGAGGGTAAGGATAATAGAGCAGGTGATTTCATTGAAGGGACATTACAATCAATGCGTGAAGGTGGAAGTAAAAATATGATGCTCCTTAAAACGAAATTTGCCATTGATGCACATCCAAATTTAGCAAATGACCCGGCAGCATTAAGTAGGATGATTGAAGAAGGTACTGACCCGAAATACATAGCTTCTACGCTTGCAGGATTGAAAAATATTGCCGGTGGTAATAAACAAAACGAATATTTCCTTTCTAAAGAATTTTTTGGACCAAATGGATTAACACCATCAATGAGAGAAAAGCTAATGAAAGGTGGAGGTGATAAGGAAATTTTAGACAACATAAGAGGTGTTGGATTGACATCAACAACCGTTGCAAGTCAAACGGATGCTGAAAAATATGCTTATGAAAAAACAACTGGAACCGAAGAAATTTGGGGTGATATTAAAAAAGGTATTAATACAATTAATTTAAATTTTAAAGAGTCTTTTAATGCATTATTCGGAACGGGATCTGTACCCGTATCTCTTGTAAATAAAGATTTATCAAATATAAAATCAACAACTCCAATAAATACAGTACCTGGAAAATAATTATGGCAAAATTTACAAAAATATATTATAGAAACTCTGAGCTATCATCTATTAAATTATTATTTGATAGTGAAAAAATTAAAGATATTTCTATTAATGATTTTCTGGATACCAAGGACCCAAATACTGAAATAAAAAATAGAGATGCTTTATTTACAGCTTATACAGAACAGCAAAAAAAAGACTTAAATTTAAATTCATCATCTGATATAAAAGAAGATACACCCATTTATCCACCGGCTGTTCTTTGGGTTCAAAGAGATAAAACAACCCTGGACCTAATTACATCAGAATCAAAATTCATTAAGAAAGAAGATTTTGATTCATTTTTATCTATGGCACAAAAAAATCTTGTTGAAAACAGAGATTATGTAAAAAGCCAAGCTATAAAATCATATCCTGAATGCACTTTGTGGATATGGTCAAAAAGCATTGAAAGAAAACTAACAAGTACTAATGCTATATATGGAGTTATATTAAATTTAACTGATTTTATACAGGATTTAAGAACAAATTTAACAGAAACAGGAGGAAATTTTCAGATAACATTGCCATTTGTGCCAATGGTAGGAAATGTTGGACAAATAGGCGAAAATGTAATTGCTGGTCAAAGATCAATACCCGGTGGTTGGAGTATTGATAAAACGAATGAAAACAAAATAATAAAAGAAGATGGGACCATTGAAAGAGTTTATAATGAAGAATTACATACTTCTGGGATTTTAAATACTTATATTGTATCAAATAAAAATGATTTACCTTATTCATTAGAAAATTCATTACGAAAAATAGATATTGGAACTGCAGGATTAAGTGTAAATGATATTGTTTTCATTAAGTTTGAAAGATTGGCAATTGAGCACAATCAATATATTAATGATTTATATGTAGATCCAAGTGCTTTAAATAATGAAGTTTTTGATATGATTGGGTTAATTGATTCTGTTACAACAAATACAAATAATGCTAATGACATATCAATAACAATAACCGGAAGAGACTGTATGAAATTAATACTTGATGATGGTTCCTTTTTCTTTCCAAATTCATATGCCGATCCCAATGCTAAAGGTGGTATTTTCAAAAATATTGATGAAAATAGGGGTGATAAAATGAATACATTTAATAATTTAAGAAGGGTAGAAAATGGATCAGCCGGAAGATTTATTGCTACCGGCATGATTATGCCAATGTTTTTACCAACGGCCAGAACAATAGAAAATGTTGTTGATTTATTAATAAAAACTTTAGCAAATATTGAAATTTGTCCTGATGAAATATTTGA